GATGGAAGGTACAGGCGATGACCTTGTTAAGTCCTTCTACCTGGGCTGTCTGGAATACCTGCAAACTCCCAACGACTACCATTTCTACGACATATTCCCGGAAAGCAAGCTTGTCCAGACCAATGCCGATACGAAGATCGTCAACCTTCTGCACAAGTCCCGCTTCCCGACTATCATGTGCCGCTCCATTGATGCAAGACAGGTAGGTCTGTCCGAAGCAACCAACCTTCTGTATCTGGATGACTGTGTGGAAGGTCGTGAGGAAGCGAAGAACAGACAGCGGCTTGACGATAAGTGGGAAGTCATCTCTGGTGATATTATCGGACGTGCCATTGAAGGTACACCCATTGTCATCTGCGGTACACGCTATTCTCTGTATGACCCTATCGGTCACTTGCAGGAGGAAATGAAGAAGCAGGGTAAGCGTATGAAGATCATCGAAACTCCTGCCCTTGACCCGGTGACTGACGAGAGTAATTTTGAGTACGTCCGTGAGGGCAAGAAGGTGTTTACCACCCAGTATTTCCGTGATCAGCGTGAGATGCTGTCTGCGGAGCAGTGGGAGTCCGAGTTCCAGCAGCAGCCGTTTGAAGCGAAGGGCGTTCTGTTTCCCGAAAAGAGTCTGAACTACTTCTTTGAACTGCCTGTTGACCGTGACCCGGATAGTATCATTGCGGTATGCGATACTGCGGATAAGGGCGATGACTATTGCTCCATGCCCATTGCGGCGGTGTACGGCGATGAAGTCTACATTGTGGACGTGGTGTTCGATGACTCTCCCCCGGAAACTACGAAGCCCGAATGTGCTGCGGCACTGATGCTCAATAAGGCAGTGGCGGCTACGTTTGAGAGTAACAACGCAGGTTCCTACTTTGCCAGGGACGTGCAGCAAATCTTGACGGAAAAGAAGTACACCTGTAACATCCGCACGAAGCGGACTATCAGTAACAAGCAGACCCGTATTGAGTTTGCGTCCGATACCATCCTCAAGAACTTCTACTTCAAACATCCTTCCACTTATGCACGGAACAGTCAGTATGCCGCATTTATGAAGCAGCTTGTGACCTACACCCGGTCTGGTAAGGTTCCTCACGATGACGCTCCCGACTCCCTGTCCCTCATGGAAAATGAACTGCGGGGTCTGGTGGGCGCAAAGGTAGAAATTATTAAAAGACCTGTATAATTCTCCAATGCTTATATGCTTATTCCTCTTGACAAGAGCATTGGAGAGTTGTATAATAACAGTAGGTGAAACTATGTGCAAAAGGAGGTAATTACGTGGCTATTGCACTGCACGGTAGACGAGTGATCTATACCGATGAAACCGAAGTGACTATCGAAAACGTAGTGAGTATTCTGCGTAAGGCACTTCCTGTCCATTGGAAGAACCGTAGCGAAATCCAGTATCTCTGGCACTACTACAAAGGTAGGCAGGACATTCTGAACCGCATTAAGCAGGTCAGACCAGAGATTTGTAATAAGATTGTTGAGAACAGGGCAAATGAGATTGTGTCCTTCAAGTCGGGCTATCTGATGGGCGAACCCCTACAGTATGTGTCCCGTGGCAACGGTGAGAACCTTGCGGACGCTATCAACCAGCTTAACGAATACGTCTTTGCCGAGGAAAAGCCTGCGAAGGATAAGGAACTGGCAGACTGGTTCCACATCTGCGGCACATCCTTCCGAATGGTTCTCCCCGATGAAGAAGGAGAGGAAGATGACTCTCCCTTTGAAATCTTCACGCTTGACCCCCGCAACACGTTCGTGGTCTACAACAACGGACTGGGCAACAAGCCTATCCTGGGCGTGAAGTACGTCACCGATGAAAAGGGCGTTGTACATTACTCCTGCTACTCCCGCTATTTCTACTTTGAGATCGTGGAGTCGAAGGTGGTATCCTACGCAACGCACATCCTTGGTGAAATCCCCATTATCGAATACCCGCTCAACCTTGCCCGTATCGGTGCATTTGAGTTGGTTATCCCTCTGCTGGATGCAATCAACCTTACTGACAGTAACCGCATGGACGGCGTGGAGCAGTTTATCCAGGCATTGATGCTGTTCCATAACGTAGACATTTCCTCCGAGGACTTCCAGAAGTTGCGTGAGGAAGGTGCTATCAAGTTCAAGGATATTGACCCGCAGTTGAAAGCAGAGGTATCCTACCTTATCAACTCCCTTAACCAGGGTGAAACCCAGACGTTGGTTGACCACATGTATCAGACGGTGTTGACCATCTGTGGTATGCCGAACCGCAACGGCGGTTCTTCTACCAGCGATACCGGGTCTGCGGTTATCATGCGTGACGGTTGGTCTGCTGCGGAAGCACGGGCAAAGGATAGCGAGTTGATGTTTAAGAAGTCCGAGAGACGCTTCCTCAAGCTGATCTTGAACATCTGTCACGTTCTGGTGGGAATGAAGCTGAAAGTACACAACATCGAAATCCGCTTCACCCGCCGTAACTACGAAAATATTCTGCAAAAGGCGCAGGTGCTTGACCTCATGTTGAAGAACCCGAAGGTTCACCCCCGCCTTGCATTTGAACACTGCGGCTTGTTCGTGGACTCTGATCTGGCTTATACAGTGAGCCAGGAGTATGTGGAGGAACAGGAAAAGAAAGCCCAGGAGTTGCTTGAGAAACAAAACGCCATGAAGGGAGAGAATGACGATGACTCCGGTAATCACGAAGGAAATGAAGGAGCAGATCGAAACCCTGTTGAAGCACGGAAGCAGAGTGGAAATTTTGATTGAGCAGGGCAAGATCGCCATTGTTGAGGTCAAACGCAAACTGAAAATGAAGGAAGCCGACAAGGTTTAACTGGGACAGTGGTTCTGGTAAGTCCAATGGGACTGTGAGTGGTAGTACGCTCATAGTCCCATTTTTCTTTGGAGAATGACCATGGAAAAAGTAATTTCTCAATACACCACTGCTTTAGATGAACTGAACGTCCTTACTGCAACCAGCTACAAGCTGGCAGGCGGTAGGGACATTGCCGCAAAAGTCAATCAGATTGCGGACGATGTGCTTTCCTTTCTTATCAACGCCTACACGCTGGGTATGGAACACGCTTCTCTCATGCTGGCTTATGATCTCTCTGTAGATGTGGACAGTATGTGGGATGCAATCTACCTGGTGATTGATGGAAAGACCTTTGAGGACAGAGTGGCTGATCACGTGATCGTCAATGACCTTGCTGGTCTGAAAACCTTGGTAGAGTCGGAGTTCCACCGGGTCTACAACGCTGCCGTACATGACGGTGGCACGGACTTTGTAGCCAATGGTGATTTTGGTGTGACAAAGAACTGGATTACCGTCAAGGATGCTGATGTGCGAGAAACCCATAAGTACCTTGAGGGTCAGTCCGTTGCCTTGGAGGAAGAATTTTTCACCTTCGATGGTGACCATGCCCCGTATCCCGGTAAGTTCACCAGAGCGGAAAACAATGTGAACTGCCGTTGTATCGTGCGGCTGACAACTGATGAATAGCGGGACTCCCGCTTGACATGGTGAGGGAACACCTAAAAACGCAAACTCAAGACAAGAGGATAAAACAGAAAACATAGTGAGTGAACACTACAAACGCAAGGAGGACTTTATATGAGTTATTTGAGTGATCTGCTGGGTTCTGCCTACAAGGAGGGCATGACCGAGGACGAAATCTCTACTGCACTGGAAGCCGTGGGTCACGGCAACGATGCGGAAGTGAACCGTCTGAAAACCGCACTGTCTAAGGCTAACTCCGAAGCTGCTGACTACAAGAAGCAGTTGAGAAGTAAGCAGTCTGATGACGAAGCCGCTGCCGCTGCACAGAAGGAGGAACATGACAAGCTGGTCAAGGAGAACGGCGAGTTGAAGCGTTCCATTGCCCTCTCTGAAAGCAAGGGTAAGCTGCTGGCTATGGGCTATGACGAGAAGCTGGCAGACGAAACCGCCGCTGCGATGGTGGACGGTGACATGGAAAAGGTTATGGCAAATCAGTCCAAATACCTTGAAGCCCAGAAGAAAGCTATCCAGGCTGACGCTATGCGTAAGACCCCCCGCCCTGCGGCTGGTTCTGACGATGGTAGCGGCGTGGACTACGCTAAGAAGATTTCCGAAGCACAGGCAAACGGTGACTTCACCGCTGCCGCCTACTATACCCGCCTGCAAGCCCAGGAAATGGCTACGGAGCAGGCAAAAGAGTAATTTGAATTTGGAGGTAAAAGAAAATGGCTGACGTTTTTGCAACCAGTTTCGGCGTACTGAATTATAGCGGTATGCTGTTCAACAAGGGTAACGTGCGTACCCCGCTTTCTTCCATCATCGGTAGCAAGGCGAAAACCACGAACCATGTCGAGTTCGTCACTGGACAGGAGTACACTTCTGGCGGTGACGGTTCCCAGCCCGGTATCAGTGAAACTGCTTCTCTGACCGCTCCCGAAGCGTCCGTTGTGACCCGTGAGCAGAAAACCAACGTGACCCAGATTTTCATGGAGTCTGTGGGTATCTCCTATGCGAAGCAGTCCAACATGGGTACTCTGTCTGGTATCAACATTGAGAACCAGCAGGCTAACCCCATGGGCGAACTGGATTTCCAGGTTGCTGCGAAAATCCAGAAGGTCAATCGTGACATTGAGTACACCTTCATCAACGGTGAGTTCCACAAGGCTACTAAGGATAGTGAAGCTAACAAGACCCGTGGTCTGGTTCCTGCTATCACTTCCAATGTCACTGCCATGGGCAACAAGCCCCTGGGTCTGTGGGACATTGCCGACATGGTGAAGAAGATTTACGGCGCAAACGCTCCCACTGACGGTCTGTGTCTGTGGTGCGATGCGGTCACTCTGTTCCAGATCAACGCTGACGCTGTTCAGAATGGTCTGACTGTGGTTCCCGCTGCCCGTGAGATCAACGGTATCTCCCTGTCCAGCGTCATCACCCCTCTGGGTGTTGTCTACCTGTATCTGGGTGAGTGCCTGCCTGCGGGTACTGCGCTGCTTCTGAACCTGGACGTGATCGCTCCTGTCTATCAGCCTGTTCCCGGCAAGGGCAACTTCTTCCTGGAGCAGCTTGCTAAGACTGGCGCAGGCGAGAAGTATCAGCTTTTCGGTCAGATCGGTCTTGATCATGGTCCCGAATGGTATCACGGCAAGTTCACTGGCATCTCCACTGCCTTTGAGAAGCCTACCTACAGCCGTTCCGTTTATGTGGCTAACGCTGCCGAGATCGGCGTAGCCGCTGCTGCGGAGTAATTGAGGAAGGAGGGTGGACAGCATGACTGACGCTGAAAAGCTGACCATGCTGCAAGGCATGACGGGTGAGACAGACCAGAGTGTGCTGTCCACCTACTTGACTCTGGCAAAGGGCGTTGTGATCTCTAAAGCATTTCCGTTTGGTACGGGAGAGGAAGCAATTCCGACTCCCTACCACACGGTTCATGTGGAGATTGCCGCTTATATGCTGAATAAGCGTGGTGCAGAGGGTGAAACCGCACATAGCGAGAATGGCGTGTCCCGCTCCTATGAGGACGGGGACATTCCTCCTACTCTGCTGCGCCGTATCACTCCCATGGCGGGGGTGATGGCATGAAGCTGATGAAACGCAACCTGTCCTCCATCCATTACTGTCTGTACACCGAACGCACTCCGCTGATGGATGCAGACGGAAATGAGACTGGTGAGTACAAGGTTGGGTACAGCGAACCCGCCGAACTGAAATGCAATGTGTCCCCGGCAACGGGCTACGCACAGATTGATATGTTCGGCAAACTGGACTCTTATGACAAAGTTGTCGTTACTGACGATATGAATTGTCCCATTGATGAAAACACGGTCTTGTTCATCGACAAGGAGCCAGAGTTTGACAAAAATGGGAAGCCGATTTACGACTACACGGTGCGCCGTGTGGCAAAGTCTTTGAACGCCATATCGTATGCAGTAAGTAAGGTGAAGGTATCGTGAGCAAGCGTGTGATCAAAGTCCAACTCAATGAAGCCAGTATTAACCGGGCAATCAAGGAACTTGAGGACTACAAAAAGTGGTTGCTTAGTAAGACTAAGGAGTTTCTGAAAGCCCTGGCTGATGAAGGTGTTGAGATCGCCAATACCAAATTTGCGAAAGCCGTCTATGATGGTACGAATGATGTGTCCTGTTCTGTTGAGGAACGGGGTGACAACAAGATCGCAGTTGTGGCAGTCGGCGGCGCAACCCTGTTCATTGAGTTTGGTACAGGCGTGAAATATCCCGACAACCACCCCGAAGCTGGTAAGCACGGTATGGTCAGAGGACAGTACGGATACAAACTGGGCAGACTCCCTCAAGGCTGGCGTTACGAAGGTGACCCCGGAAGCAACGGTGAGGTTATCACAGAAGGAAAACATGTCGGTGAGGTTCATACCTACGGTAACCCGGCGAACATGAGTATGTACCAGACAATCCGTAAATTGGAGGAAAAGTTTGAGGAAATAGCAAGGAGGGTGTACGTATGATTGACTGCGAAAACGAGGTCTATACCCGTATTGCAAAAGTCTTACGTGAGAAGTTCCCCGGCATTGACATTGCTGGTGAGTACATTCAAGCCCCTTCGGTGTTCCCTCACGTAAGTATCACCCAGAGTGACAACTCTGTGATCGCAAATAAAACAACTGGCAGTGCTGAAATGGCACAGGTCATGTTTGAAATCAATGTCTACTCCAATAAGACCGAGGGTAAGAAAACGGAGTGCAAGGCGATTATGAAGGTCATTGATGAACTCCTGTTTAAGATGAACTTCAAACGGCTGGCACTGACCCCCGTTCCGAACATGGAGGACGCAACAATCTACAGGATGGTAGCCCGATACAGGGTTGCCACTGATGGAAAATTCTTTTACAGGAGGTAAACGAAAATGTCTGCAACCAGTACCTATATGACCTTCCTTATGCACAAGAAGGAAGATACCTATGAGAAGCTGATCGACATTACCGAGTTCCCCGACCTGGGTACTGACCCGGAGATGCTGGAAACCACTACTCTGTCTGATCGGATGCAGACCTTCATTCTGGGCATCCAGGGTAACGAGGGTCTGAACTTCAACACCAACTATGACCACGATGGTTACCTGGCACTGAAAGCCCTGGAACGCAAGAACGAGGGCTACGCTGTCTGGTTCGGCGGCGAGGAACAGGATGACGGCACTGTCACTCCTACTGGTTCCGAGGGCAAGTTCTCCTTTGACGGTCAGCTTTCTGTCCGTGTCAAGGGTGGCAGCGTGAACGAGGTTCGTGGTATGGGTATCACCATCGCTCCTTCCACCGTTATCAAGGAAGAGTAAGATACCTGCCCCTTAACACAATTTCAAGAATTGGAGGAAAATAGCAATGGCTAAGACTATCAACTTTACCTATGAGGGTAAGGACTACACGCTGGAATTTACCCGGCGTACAATCAGACAGATGGAGGACGAAGGGTTTGTCGCAAGAAACATTGATGACCGTCCTATGACCCTTCTCCCTGCGCTTTTCGCAGGTGCTTTCAAGGCACATCACAGGTTCGTCAAGCAGGATACCATTGATGCTATCTACGCCAACATGCCCAATAAGGACAAGCTTATTGAGAAGCTGGCAGAGATGTACAATGAGCCTATCCTGTCTCTGATGGAGGAACCCGAAGATACTGCAAAAAACGTGGACTGGATGACGAGTTGGTAACGGGTTCGTCATCTGATGAAACTGGGGGGCGGCGGCACAAGCCGTCCGCTCCCCCTTTGCGTTACACAGAGAAATTTGAGGAATTGTGCGCCTACTACATGAGTCTGGGCATGTCCTATCACGACTACTGGGATGGGGACTGCTGCATGGTGCGGTACTACCGCCAAATGGATGAAGTTCGTAAGGAGCGTGTCAATTCTGAAATGTGGCTGCAAGCCGCATATATCTACGAAGCCCTGTTGGATGCGTCCCCGGTATTCAACCCGTTAAGCCGTAAGAACAAGCCGTTCCCGTTCCGCACTGAACCGTTCCCTATCACTACTGCTGGCAGCAAGCAGTCCGAGGAACGAAAGAAAAAGCAGCGGCTTGAGGATGGTAAGGAAGCTATGCGGCGCATGATGGACGTGATCAACAAACGCTTCCTCAAAAACAAGAAGAAAGGAGGGGAAGTAGACGATGGCAGTTGAAATGGAAGGTCTTGAGTTTCAAATCGAAACTAAGGCTGACGAGAGTGCGAAAGGTATAGACGCATTGGTGAAGTCCTTTGAGAAGTTGAAGGGTATTACTAAGGGCGGTCTGGGACTGGGTTCTTCCGTCAAGCAGCTTGAGAAGCTGGACGGGGTGCTGAAAAAGTTCGATACCTCTAAACTGGAAGGTCTGGGCAAGGCATTGGAGTCTGTCAGCAAACTGGGCGAGGTCAAAATCTCTGGCAGTGTTGCGAAGCAGCTTGGCGGTATCGCTGATGTAATGGACAGAATTACACTGGCTGATATTGAACGTCTTGAGGATATGGCGAAAGCCCTGCGTGATCTGGGAGAAGTCAGTAATGTCAAAATCCCGAAGATCAGAGTCCCGGCTTCTGGTGCGGCAATGGACGCTGTTACACCCCCTACGGGTGCAGCAGACAGCGGTATGACCCAGGCAACCAGTTCCGTACAGGAAGTCTCTGCGGCGGTTGACCAGGTAACTCAAAAGACCGGGTTCCTCAAGAGTATCCTTAATGGCATCGGTGGTGTATTCAAGAAGGGTTTTTCTATCGGTGCAGGTGTACTGCATAAGCTGGGCAATGCACTCACGAAGGTACGAATGGCAGCAGCGAAAGCCCGTACCGCAATGTCCAACTTTAGAGAGTCTATGGGCAACATTCTTGCCGCACGTGTGAAGCAGACTACTTCTGGCATGGGCAAGTTGTTCAGTTCTCTTAAGCGTATTGCGATGTATCGCCTTATCCGATTTGCCTTGTCTGCAATCTCTAAGGCGTTCAAGGAAGGTATAAACAACCTCTATCAGTACAGCAATATGCTTGGTGGTCAGTTCGCTATCAGCATGAACAGTGTTGCTACGAACGCCCTCTACCTCAAGAACAGTCTGGGTGCTATGGCTGCACCTATTATCAACGCCCTTGCCCCGGCTATCGACTATTTGAGCGGTAAGATCGTAAGCCTGCTGAATTTGATCAATATGCTTATTGCCCGTCTGACGGGCAGCAGTACCTACACTGCGGCAAAGAAGATCAGTGCAAGCTATGGTGATGCGTTTGACAGTGCCGCTGGTTCTGCGAAAGATGCAGCGGACAAGATCAAGAGTTACACCACTGGTATTGATGAACTGAACATCATCCAGGAAACCCCGGAAAATAGTTCTGGTGGCGGTGGTGGCGGTGGAGCCGACTACGGTTCCATGTTTGAGGAACTTCCGATTGATAACAAGATCAGCGATTTCGCAGATCGTTTGAAGCAAGCTTTTGATAATGCCGATTGGGAAACCTTGGGTACACTGGTTGGTACAAAAGTCAATGAACTTATTGATAGCGTGGACTACAGCGGTATCGGTAAGAAAATCGGCTTCGGTATCAATGGTGCGGTGCAGACTGCCTATTACTTCCTTGACACCGTTGATTTTAACAATATAGGCAAACATGTTGCTGAACTGGTCAACAATGCACTTGCGGAAGTAGACACGTCCTTTATCGGAAGAACTATTGTAAAATGGTTCACTTTGAAATGGGACTTCCTGTTGGGCTTCCTTGGTGAATTGGACTGGGGACAGGTTGCCAGTAAGTTTGCAGACGGTTTGACGGGAGCCTTTGACGAGGTAACCAACTGGCTTAGTCAGTACGACTGGGGACAGGTTGGTAGAAACGCATGGGAAAACATCAAGCGAGTAGTTACGGAAGCTGACTGGGGTGCTGTTGTCAAGAGCATGGCAAAGGCTTTAGGTTCTGCGCTTGGTGGATTGGTCAGTCTGCTGGGTTCTTTCCTTAAGGGCGTGTGGGAAGATGTTTCCGCATACTTCACTGGAAAGATCGAAGAATGTGGTGGTAATATCCCCGCTGGTCTATGGAAGGGTATTAAAGATGCGTTCGGTAACGTAGTCGAGTGGATTAAGACCAACATTGTAGACCCCTTTGTTGAGGGCTTCTGCAATTTGTTCGGTATTCACAGTCCCTCTACCCTCATGGAGGAATACGGCGGCTACATCACTCAAGGTCTGCTGAACGGCATCCTTGCTCCTTTCAAGGCTATCGGTTCCTGGATAAATACCAACATCGTTCAGCCTTTGGTACAGGCGTTTAAGGAAAGCCCGGTCATTGAGTTCACAGTTGGCGTAGTCAACGGGGCTAAGACCTGGTGGAAGAACGTCAAGGACTGGTGGAGCGGTGTATCCAGCAAGGGCGTGAGCCTGTCTGCTGCGGTGAGCCTGGTCAAGTCTGGCTGGTCTACCGTAAAGGGCTGGATTGGTAATATTCCGATTGTTTCCCAGGGCATTTCCCTGTTGAAGTCTGGCTGGACTACAGTGCGTAACTGGATTGGCAATCTGCCTACTATCAGTCAGACCATTTCCCTGTTGAAGTCTGGATGGAGCAGCGTCAAGACGTGGATTGGTAGCCTGCCTACTATCAATCAGACCATTGGACTTATTAAAACAGGTTGGACTACGGTAAAGGGTTGGATTGGCAACCTTCCTTCCATCAACCAGGGTATCAGTCTGATCAAATCTGGCTGGACTACTGTGAAAAACTGGATAGGAACCCTGCCCGTAATCAGTCAGTCTATCTCTCTCCTTAAGTCTGGATGGACTACCGTTAAGAACTGGATTGGAACCCTCCCGGTGATCTCCCAGTCTATCAGCCTTGTTAAGTCGGGCTGGACAACGGTAAAGAATTGGATTGGTACGCTGCCTACAATCAGCCAGAGTATCAGTTTGATCAAGTCCGGGTGGACTACGGTTAAGAATTGGATTGGCACACTTCCCGTGATCAGTCAAGGCATTAGCCTTGTGAAATCCGGGTGGACTACCGTTAAGAACTGGATTGGCACTATTCCCGTGCTGTCCCAGGGTATTAGCCTACTGAAATCTGGATGGACGAGTGTAAAGAACTGGATTGGCACACTGCCTGTTATCTCCCAGGGTATCAGCTTGTTCAAGTCTGGATGGTCTACTATCAGTAATTGGATTGGAACAACTACTCACTCTGTCGGCGTAAGCCTTTGGAAGAACGGTTGGAGTTCCATTTCTTCCTGGATTGGTACGTCCGTATCCGTAGGTATCTCCCTGTTTAAGAGTGGTTGGAGTTCTATCAAGTCCTTCTTCGGCTTGTCTAACGGTGGTATTGTCGGCGCAAACGGCGGCGTAAAGGCGTTCAGTAGCGGTGGTTCCATCCACAACGGCGTGGCTGATCTTTGGAACGCTATCCCGAAGTACGCAGGCGGCACTATCAATGCCCACGGAAGTATGTTCGTGGCGGGTGAGAAGGGTGCGGAACTGGTTGGTCATGTGAATGGCAGGACGGAAGTTCTGAACAAATCCCAGCTTGGACAGGTCATGCACCGTTCCATTGTGGACGGCATGGCACAGTTCGCAGGCTACTGGGGTGCGGTCAACACTCACATGAGTACCTGTACTAACGCCATGATCTCTGCAATGCTTGTATCTGCGGATGCGGTTTATGCAGGATTGGATACCCGTGACGCTTACATGACGCAGGGTGTTGGTGAGTGGATGGACAATCTGGGCAACCGAGTGGAAGCCGCACTTGCGGGTGTGGGCAGCACAGAGCAGATTGCCGAGGGAGTCCGTGAGGGCATGTATGAAGTAACTGCCCGTCAGAATGATCTGCTGCGTGAGCAGAATGAACTGTTACAGCGTTTGCTGAACAAGAACACTACCGTGCAGATCGGCAACAAGACTATCAAGGACGCAGTGGTAACCCAGGAGAACGCTGACGGTTATCGCTTCACTAAGTAAAGGAGGACGGAACAATGGCATATCTGGCAATCAACGGGTACGAATTGCCGTCCCCGAAGCGTGGCGTAGAACCGATGGTGACTACCATCGTTGACGCTGGACGTGATGCGAACGGTACAGTGGTTGGTCAGCGTATCGGACGTGACCAGTACAAGCTTAACAACCTTGAATGGGCATGGATGGACGCAGAGACGTGGAGCAGGATATTAAGTATCCTCTCTAACTTCTTTGTGTATGTGACCTTCCCCGACCCGGTTACCAATGAGTTTGTCACTATCAAGATGTATCCCGGTGATAGAACCGCTGAACCCTACTACGTAGATGACAGCGGCAAGCCTACTCACTACCGTAACTGTCGTTTCAATCTGATTGACGTGGGAGAGTGATGACATGCAAAAAGTATCCGCTGCTTATAAGGAAAGCATGAAGTCCCCCCTCCGCGAGAGAGCCTACATTATGCTGTCTTTCGGTCTGGTCAACCAGGAAGCGCAGGCTAAAGCCCGTATTGAGGACGGTGACTTCGCCCGGTACTCCAATGTCAGCAACCTTTTCGGAAAGAAATCTGATGACACCATCTATGCAACGCTTGAGGAAAACTTCACGACTGTAGACGGGTCTATGTTCTTCCTTCCGAGAGGTACTGCCATTGGCGGTTACTACGATACCGGGTTGGTTAGTAAGAATTTGATTTCGGCTGGCGAGTTCTCCTTGACCATCAATCTGAACATGCTGCCTACCGATTTCAAGGGTATCACAATCAACTTCGGTGAGAACTACCCTGTTGACTTCGACATTGTAAGTGACCAGGGACAGCGAGTGGAGTTCAGAGGTAATGACCAGTCGGAGTTTACCACGGAGGAAGTGTTTGAGAATACTTCGGCACTGACCCTGGTGTTCTACGCCATGAAGAACCCGCAGAGCAGACTGCGTATCTACTCTATAAGGTTTGGTTATGGTCTGGTCTACTACAACGACTCCGTTATGGCATCCACACTGGATAGCTATGTTTCTCCGATTGGAGCAGATATTCCCCAGATCGACTTCTCCGTAACGCTGAAAAACTACGACAAATACTTCAACGTAGATAACCCCCGTTCTGCAATCAACTTCCTTGAGACGGGACAGGAAATGGATATTTACTACGGGTATCAGTTGCCCAACGGCGGGGAGATCGAATGGGTCAAGGGTAATCACCTGGTCTGTTCCGAATGGGAGTCTGACGATTATTCTGCCACAATCCGCTGCCAGGACGTGTTTAGAAGCATGGACACGGAGTATTACCAGGGCTTGTATAGTTCTGCTGGCAAAAGCTACTTTG